AAGGGCTAATCTTGATACACAAATTAAAGAAATACAAAATAATAAACATACAATACCTGATGATAAAGAAAGACTAGCAGTATTAGCCAATCTAAATAAACAATTAACAAATTTAGACCCAGCATTTAAATCGACATCGACACAAATAAGAAGTATGTCAAGTGCTTTAGCATCGGCAGCAGTTAATGGACAAAATATGGGTAAAGCTGTTGTTAATTCTCTTAAGCAAATAATAGCTACATTTTTATCTAACAGATTAGCCTTTGGCATTTTAAGTGCTATATTCCCAACAGCAGGATTGGTTGCACCCACCCTTTTTGGTGCAGAAATATTTCATAATGGTGGTATGGTACAATCTTATCATGGTGGTGGAAGTGCAGGTAATGTGCCAGCAGTATTGCAAGAAGGTGAGTTTGTTATGCGTAGAAGTGCAGTTGAGTCTATAGGCCAAGAGAATTTGAACAGAATGAACAGAACAGGCACAGGTGCAGTAAACGTAACATTTACAGGTAATGTTATGAGTCAAGACTTTATAGAATCTGAAGCCATACCAGCAATTAAAAAAGCAGTACGCAGAGGTGCTGATCTAGGAATTAGTTAATGTTAGAATTACCACAGAAGTTTGAAAACGACATACAGGGCAACACAACCAATCTTATACCTTTAGTTGTAATTGATAATCGGCTTTTCCTATCTACCAATGAGTGTTCTTTAGATAATCACTATTTACCCTTACTGAGTAGTCTTGGCTCGATTAGAGAGTCTATAGATATATCAGATAAAAACTTCCAGACATCAAATGTTAATTTAGAGTTTTATAATTACAAATATCTTGATATGACTTTATCTCATAAATTGTTTAGCCCATCTGTTATGAACAAGCCTCTTACTATATACTTAAAATCACAATCGGCTGAAACTCTAGATGATTGCTTAATGATTTATACAGGCTTTATACGAGATATACAAGAAAACAACAAAATAGTATCTATTGATGTAGAAGATAAAACGCAAGATATTTTAGACATAGATTTACCTCAAGAGTTTGTAAGAGATGACATTGGATTGCCAGAAAAATATAACAACAAAAGAGTTCCTTTTGTTTATGGTTATGTAGATAAAGCACCTTGTGTATTCTACAACATTATAACAAGCGACCAAAGTGGTGGATATAAATTTTCAATTACACCAGACAATTCTTTTTTAAATCAAGTAATTAAACCTTATGTTTTTGTTGATGATGTCTATATGGAAATAAAACAAAATGCTAATCTTTTTTCAGACTTTTCCATAGGAACTTTATACAGTAATGTTGATACAGAACAATACATTATATTAGACAACAAAATACTTATTGATAAAACTACTACATCAGACGAGTATTCTAACAGCCCATCAAGCACAATACCATCTATGCAATCATCACCAATAGGTCATAATTTTGTTGAGGTAATTCATAATGCAGAAGTCATCTTTGCTGGTGGAACACACAATTTATATCATCAAAAAGATGGAGAGGAATTCGTAAAAAATTCTATACCTATAAAAATGTTTAGCGATATAGAAAGTCAAATACCAACAAATCTTTTAAACAGTCCTGCATATTTAGATGTAAAAGACTTTTCAGATATTCCAGATGATTTTTCATTATCTGAGTTTTGGTTTTGGGGTGTTGGAACATCTCGCAATAATTTTCCTGATTATTTTAATATTTATGGTGAAAACATTATTAACTTTGAAGCAAATGAATTTTGTAGTGAAAGCAATATTTTAAAAGAATTGGCTATAACAGACACAACCAATAGAGAAATAAGAGGTCAAGTAAATTTAGAATGGAATATGGAATCAAAAATTACTGATTTTGATTTACCTTACAACAATTTGCCATATCTTATGTTTCAATGGAAAGATGTTAGTGCGACATTATGGGATATTGATGCAGACGATAAAGAAAATGATATTTATGTAAATAATGGTACTACCCAAAACAGAATATCAAGCAATATTTCAAATAATATATTTAGCATTGGACAAAGGCAACTTATTAGTGGAGATTGGACACTTATAGCTCAAAATGGTGCTATGGAGTATCTTAAAGTAAATAATCTAAATTTAGTAAGGCAAGCTATATTAAATAACTTTACAAGCTACAGCGTTTTTGCAGAACTTAAGGGTAGAGTTGATAGATTACAAAACAGCGTTGGTTTTTATACAGGAGAGCAACAACAAGCAACAATATCTACAGGTAATGTCGTAGGATTTAATGCTACAAGTTCTGGCTCAAATGGTGGAGGTGGTTATTAATGGCTAATTTAATTTATGAATCTATAGGCTTTATATCACCATCTATGGTAAGATTAAGAGTTAAGATGAGTGATAATACTCTAATGTCAGATAATGAATCTGCTATACCTTTTTTAAATATGATTGATAACCCTAATTTAACACATAATAAGTTATCTTATATAGACTTTAGAATTAGTCTTGGCTTTGGCAGAGAATTAGATTTTTATAACGAGTTTTGGCAAAAAATGAGTACAGAATGGAGATATAATGAGGATTGGGTAAATTTAGGAAATGGACTCGGTGCAGTTAATGCTCGTGGTATAAACGATTTACCATATCATAATCAAAGCTCAGGACAAATTAGTTTTCAATCCAAAGAAGTATTAGATGTTTATTGGGAACAATACGATACTTCTGCTATAGTTGATGTTAAAATATTAGGAGAGACTTTATCAGGATTTTATGGTTCTAACACTAGTGATGATTATAGTGGTATATTTGGTGAAATATGGGGAGAGGCAGGTTTTTTAAAATACACAGGTTCGGCAAACCACGAATTTCCTAAAAATGCTATACCAACATTTGAAGTAGATAATCAGTATGTTCTTATAAGTACAGAACTTTTTGTAACAGATTCTAATGGAAACCCAACAAGTACAGATATTGAATGTGTTGAAACATCTTTAATTAATTCACAATTTAACAATCAAGATAGAAGATTTGCGTGGACACCTGTCTATTTCAATAATAATGTTTATGATTTTAATATAATAACAGAAATAGGTGTTGCAGAATTTGTAAATGAAGGGGATAGTGCTACAGTACAGGTATCTCTACAATCAAATAATTTTGCAGGGCAATTAGAAATTTATTTTTTAGATAAAAATAAAGAACACTTAATATTAGGGGAAACAGGATTAGATGGTTCTTCTACTTTTTCAAATGATTTGTTGGACATCGGTCTAGAATTACAAAATATAGATAAAGCAAATTATGGAAAATTTCAAAGCTATAAACTACAAACAAGCATAACAGAGGGCGAACAAGTTATCTTGAATAATCAATATATAGGTAGTAATGTAGGTGAAACAGGAACAGATAAATTTTCTATTATTGTAAGAACTACTAGCTTAGACACTAATTTTTATGGAACAGATTTAGAGTCGGCACAATATTTATTCAATCTTTTACCTTTATCTCAACGATATACTATTATTGACAATCTTACGATTGATGTATTAGATGTTCAAGAGGAGTTCATACCAGAGTACAATCCATCTGAAATAACTATTGAGCAACCTTGCGACATAATACATCATATATTAGGCGAGGAACTGTTATTTGATAAAAACAAAGTTGATATTCAATCAAAAGAGGAATCAAGACAATTACACGAGCAATATAAATCAAACGATATTAATACAATACTTGGGTTCTCTGTAGATAAGAAAATAAAAGCTAAAAACTTAATACAAGATATTTCAAAATCAAGCCAATCTATACCTACTCTAAATAACGACATTCTCAAATTTATTAATGTAAAAAACACATATACAGGCGAAGAAGATATATCTATAGTAAAAGCAGATGATGTTTTAAGTTATTCTTTTAAAAGAACTTCTATTGATGATGTGATAACGCAAGCAGAGGTCAAGTATAAAAATGACTATGGTTTGAATGTATACCTTAACTCAACTGAAGATATTAAAGTTGATGAAGATATTTATTTTAAGACAGGAACTTACAAAAACTATAAAGAACAAAACATTGAATTTAATAATTATTATGGTGTGGCTTACGATACCGAGATAAATCATACTGATAGTTATTTAGTTTTTGAAAGTGATTATATTAGATCAGAATCAGCAGCAAATGCACTAGCAAAGTATTTACTACAATTCAATAAAAACCAACACAATATAGTTGAGTGTAAATTACCACTAAAATATTATGGATTTCAGGTGGGCGACTTAATTGAGTTTGATAAAATGATTTTAGGTAAAAAAGTTTACAATGAAAGCTATGTATTAGATAGTCAAGACGATATGCCAATTCGATGTGGTCAGTTTATATTACCTTTATTTATGATTACAGAAACGCAGAAAACATTAGATGGCATTAAAATAAAAGCAATTCAGATGCACCATTTAGAAGACAAGGCTCTTGTATGGAAAGGTGACACATATTCATTTGATTTGCCTGTGCCAGATGAAGACGAACCAATACTATATGGCGATATAAATGGAGATGGGCTAGTAGATGTTTTAGATGTAGTCGCCATAGTAAACATAATAATCAATGAAGAAGAACTAAATCAGCAACAACAAGATATAGCAGATTACAACAGAGATGGTAATGTAGATATACTAGATGTTGTGGGTATGGTAAGTAGGATTATAGGATGAAAATAAAAGAACAACCAATAGCAACAAAAGCAACACTTACTTATGGTAGAGGTGAAGCACTATTACAAACTAATGGTGAGGTTGCAGCCATTCAAATAGATTATATCGGAACTTTTAAGGGAACTAATAAACTTGGCAAGAATTGGTTTATGAAGGTTGGCAGGCGTAAACTTATAATATTTAGTTTAGGAAAAACTCCAATACGAGAATTATTATTTAATTACTCTGGTGAGTTACGAATACTTGGTTGCAGATATGTTGCTTGGGATGAAAAGTTAAGAACAGCTAACATAATAGATTTAAATAAAAACACTTGGAATCAAAACACAGGAACTTTTGACTTTGATGCGAGAAAGCCAGAAGAAATACAGAACATTGAAGTTATAGGTAAGAAAGTTAGAAAATCAAGCATTTAGGAGATAGAAATGGCGAAAAGAACAATACAAACTTGTAGATTTTATGCAGATATACCACAGTATCTAAAATCATTAGGATATTATGAAGGCAGTAATGCACCTGATGTATGGGATATGAACCCAGTAAACGTCCAAGAATACAACTCGCCTTTAGAATTTAATATCAGCAAGCCTAGTATTGAACTTGATCAACTTCTAACTAATATACCACAATCAACTAGTTCAGGAATGTATGGTGCTGTCTTTGCACATAACCTAACAGACACTATATATGGCTTTGATATTAATACTTCTAGCATTACAGATACACAAGAAATAATAAACTATAATTCTTCAACATCAGAATATAATGGATATTCGTTTTGGAATATAGATGTTTTGCAAGAATCAGATGTTAACAAAATTTCATTAGCTTTTTTAGGACAAAAAAAAGTAGGTGCAGTTAGTTTTGGAAGATGGTTTGAGCCAAGTCACTCGCCAGACCTACAAGTCAAACTTATAACAGAATTTGATGGTATCACAAATCAATCCACAGTAGGTGGCAACACAATAACCAATATAAACCACTTAGGGCAACCACATTGGGGTGACTTACCAGCTTGGACATTAGAAAAGCAAGATGGACACGATTATAAGATAGGTGCTAACACACAAAGAAGAACATGGCAAGTTAAGTTTAGTTATATGGCTGATAATGATGTCTTTAACAAAGCCAATAATCCAAACAAGTTCTTTACAGTTACTGATGGTAACTATGTGTTTGATACATCTATGGCTAGCTTCTTTGGATTGACACTCAATGGTAATTTAAGATTTTGGTTTTGCCCTAATTCAGCAGGCTCTAATACTTTAGATGAAAATCAAAGCCAAATACAAGAAGGCGAAAAAGATTTAGAATTTGCATTATGTCAGATAGACCAAGACTCACTTACATTCAATCAAGTGGCTCACAGAACCTTTGACGTGTCTATGAATATTAGGGAAGTTTGGTAATAGCAAGTATCGGCTCACATTCAGATATGGCTTTATAGGGCTATTTTAAGGCGAAAAAAAAGGGCGAATCCGAAGAAACGCCCTTAATTTCATTCACTTGATATCTTAACTTTAGATAAGATAGAAAATAAATTATCTTGTTTCTGACTTTCAGAACCTTCATAAAACACACCATTAGGAGCTGATACCATTTGACTCATTCCATTTTCATTTACTGGGAAACAGTTGTCTATCTCATCATTCAAAAACTCTATGAATTTATCTACATCAAGTATTTCTAAATCATATTTTCCATTAGATTTTATATTACTTGCATATAATTGATATGGATAATTAGCCATTATTAAATCACCTTCAGCTTTTGTTATTTCTACTATTACTTTCATTTTTCTTAACTCTCCATTTTTAGTTTTAATTTTATATCTGATGCCTTGAAATTTCTCTGCAATCAAGCAAGAGTCAAAACCAATCTGTGTCAAAAAACTGATAGTTATAAATTATATTAATAAATAACTATATCTATAATTTACAAAATAAAAACGACAAATGCAAATCGGCATCTTCTAAAAACGTGTTTTTTCAGTTTTTTTGTAGAGGAGAGAAAATTTTTTTTTAATTTTTTTTTAACTATTTTCTAGGATCTCTAACAGGATAGCCAAATCCTGCTGCCCATCTAATAATTCTATCTAAATATTCAGTAAATTCTTCTTGAGTTAAATCTTTCGTAGATGTTATTTTAAAATGAGATTTCATAACTTCGTGCATCTCATCTTCTGTATCGCCTAACTCTTTAGATAAATCTCTTATTATAGTTCTATAATAGCCATTTTGCTTTGGAGAACGTGATTTAGGGGCTTCTTTTATATCAACCCATACTTCACCCTTAACACCATTTAAATATCTTTTTAAGCTCTGATAATCGTGAAACGATAGCGATCCATTTTGTACTTTAGCTGTGAATTTCATATTATTATTTTGTAGTATGTTTTATTGTTGTCTGGATATACGTCAATCTCTGCTAATAAAATCTTATCTCGTAGCTTTTTATAGCTCATAAAGTGATGTTTTTTATTAACACAATCATAAAAGAAGAAATGTAATGGCATAAAATTATTCCAGAATTTATAATTCGCCAAGTCATCTTCTTTTATCTTTAATACGTTCTTAAAGCCTTTGCATTCTAAAAATACAGCTGTATCAGAAATACAAACAAAATCAGGGGTATTTCTAATAGGTGCTGGAACTTTCATAAATTGCTCAACTGAAACTTTCCAACAGTCAAACCCAAATTTAGTAAAATCAATTTTACGACTCTTTAGTAACTTTTCACAAGCCATCTCTGCTACATTAGATTTTTTGGTCATTCTTTTTTCTATTGGCTGATTATAATCCATCAAATATCAAGGTAATAGTATCTAAGTTTTTTAAATGCTTCTTTCCATAAGTTTATTTTATACTTATCTTCAAATCTAGTTGTTCCAAGACTATGTCTTTCAGAGTGATGCAATCGGCACAAAGGGATGGCTGAGTAGTGTTTGAGTGTGGGTTTTCTACGATTTCCCCCCATACCGATTGCTTCAAGATGGTCAGGATCAGGCTTCTCTGTAAAGCATATTAGACAATAACATCCTCGAATATAGTCTAAATACTTTAAAGAGTCTTTATTAGCATCAGCACTCATCAATGCTTCCACATCTATATGATATTATCTCCATTAGCTTCCCACATTATTGTTAGTGCTAATGCTGATAAGTTCTAGCCAATCTTCTAACCTTAACACAATATAAGCCTCGCCTCTATCTTCTCTTATAACTTGTGCGTCTACATTTTCATTAGGCAATAAGTAGGAGGCAATATTTTTGCGTATTTTTGCCTGTATTTTGTAGTCTTTTATAAGTAAATCAACTTCAGCGTGCATCCCTAATGATTCTCCATTAGATGCGTAGGCTCTCTTGGATTCTAATCCAAATTCTTTTGCTTTATTAACAACATCTCTTTCAAACTTGTTACCCTTTACTTTACTTGGATGAGCCATTATCAATATCCTCTCCTGTAATGTAATCTTTTCCAGATTGCTCTTCATATATAGATTCAGCAAATCCCTGCAAAATATCAATAGTTTCATCAATGTCATTTGATTCAAAATATTCTTTTAATTTATATAAAGAAATATGTTGCAGTCTTGCAAAAGCCTCTTCAACTCTATCTAATCGTCTAATTATGTCTTCAATTTTATTTTGTTCCATTTTGTTTCCTTAACTTTTTTTTCATTCGTTTATATTGTCTTATCTCTAGGTTCTTTCTTTTTCTGTCCATTTTTCTTTGTTTGGCTTTTTTATTTGGCATCTTCTTCTAAATCCCTTATTCTTTCTTTTAATATATCTATGTCGTCAAAGCCTTGCATCTGTATTACCATATCTGTCATAGAACTATAACACCAAACACAAAAAGCAACTGGCGATATTCCAAAGTTTCCAATAATATCTCCATTATCTTCTTCTATTCCAGAGTCGCATATATTGCAATTAAGATCATTCTGCATTTATATTATTTGCATATTTTTCAGCTTTCTTTTTACAGACAAACTTCTTTCCATTGACTATATAAACGTAGTCTAGTTCTTTATATATTTTTGTTTTCATAATTAAAATAATAATCCTTGTGTAGAGGGTTTATAGCTTGCATCATATCTTTTATTCTCACCTTTAGGATAGGGTTTTATGCTATATTTACCTTTAAATATATTCATATTTTCTTTTTTAAATTTTTTATTTCCTAACAAGTAAATATATCTGTGTTTTCTTGGTCTTTGTACAGCAATCATTTTGTCTTTTAATATTTTTTTTGCATTTTCTATGCCACCATAAGAATCCCATTTGTGCCTGTCATGTTGTTTTGTGTTCTTTAAATCTACTAAATCCCAGAAAATATGTTTGTCTGAAAGACCTGTGTATGTCCAATTTGTTGCTTGGTATATATAACCATTGTGGTTTTGTCCACTATCTGCAAAACTTACTAATATTTTAGGTTTTGGCAATAACTTTAAACATTTACTTAAAAAATAAGATGTAACATTTTCAATGTTTTGATTATTAACACATAATCTATTTAACTCATATACATTTTTGTTATTTTTTTCTCTCCCTAAACTTTTAACCAAACCTGCTGATGCAGGGCTTCCAAAAGTACAAACACCTTCTAATATTTTATCTTTATATAATCCAAAAGCATAAGAAATAGATGGTATTCTTTTAGCATAATGTTTATGTAGCAACCAATCATAAGTTTCTTGCGATTTTATAGATTGCACTTTGTAATTATCTTTAATCATAATAATTGTAGGGGTAAGGAGGGGTTTTGGCTGGGCAGCCAAAGAGAGTTAAGAAAAACCTTACCCCTAATTCTAATCCTTTGTTTTATGTATGATACCATACTTATTAAAAAAATCTAAAAAACCTTTTTTGCTATAACCTACTTTTTTCATTTCAATTATAGCTTCAATATTATACTCTTTTTTATACTTTACTTGTGCTTTTTTTGCCGATATTTGATTGGCATGAAAGCTACATACTTCAGTATTTAAGTCTTTATAGCGACAAAGATATACTCGCCTTAAATTATATTCTTTTGCGTTCATATTAATCTCCTAAATATTTAAATATTTCTTTTAATGCTTTGTCTGCTATATCGTATTGATTGTCTTTCATGATAAGCACAGAATTAAATAATGTTTTAAGTATCATATCTAACTGTGGATCATCATAATCAAGATGCACTTGCTGACGATATTTATTTATCTTATTTATTATTATATTTTCGTCCATTTTTTCTTCCTAAAAAACCTGAAAGTGCATCTTTTATGTCGTCTGTATCTGCTGCATCTTCAAGTAGTTTCTCTTGCTTTTTACGATACTGCATAACCTCAAGAT